GAGAACAGCACGCCACTTGGTGGGGCGGTCGTTGTAGTTGGAGGGGCCGTAGTTGTGGTGGGCGGACTAGTCGTAGTAGGTGGGCTAGTCGTCGTTGGCGGCTGCGTGGTAGTAGGCGGTTGAGTTGTAGTTGGAGGATTAGTGGTTGTCGGTGGAGCCGTTGTTGTGGGCGGCTGGGTGGTAGTCGGGGGAGCAGTTGTCGTAGGAGGCTGTGTCGTTGTTGGAGGAGCCGTAGTAGTTGGTGGCGACGTTGTGGTGGTGGTCTGATCATCACACAGCAGAAGCGTCTGCATTGATACCTTGTAGCTTCGTGTATCTGTATCCCAATAAGATGTGCCAGCGGGCACCTCTACACGGGCATGGTTGCTATTGCATGGAGCAGCTCCATCATTAGCTGTCTGATAAAAACAGCCTGCAAGGAAAAGACTCATTGCGAGCATCAACAATATAGTCAAGGGTTTGGTAAGAAATTTCTTCATGTCTTTATCCTCTTGGAGTTTAGGAACCGTTCATATATATAGTAGTAATGGATTTCGTCCCATTTAACGATTAAACGTGCCATATTGGCACAATGTGACATCTGCACTTTTTTTAAATTTCAGTCAATGATTGCTTGTTTTTGTGTTGATAATATGTTATTATGAAAAGATGTACGAATATAGATGTAGTCTCCATCAAATAATCTTGGCCGGGCACCCCGAAGAAGTCATCCTGGATATCGATCTCGGTTTTGACATCACACATCGGGCCAGAATACACCTGAAGAATGTGTATACTCCAGAACCCAGAGGATCTCTAAGGAGAATCGGGCTACACGCCAAAGAATTCATTGCTTCATGGTTTGAAGAGAATGACAACGGAGAAGATTGGCCATTCATTGTGAGTATACACAGAGATGATATCAATGGACCCTGGTTGGGCGAGATATTCCCCGATGGCAAGGCCAATTCTCTTAATGAAGAACTGCTTCTTGTGGGTTTCGGCAGCAACTAAAAAGGGATAGACTTTTTTCTATGGAAGAACAACAGCAAGAGCAAGAAGAGATGGCTGATTTTTCAGGCGTCTACATACTAGATAACATTTTCACAATGGTCATCACAGCAACAAAACAGATTGCTGATCAACCTGATGTTGATTTAGATACAGCAAAGAAAATAGTTGCAAACTACTTGGAGCAGATAGTCAATGGACTCAGAGCTGAAGAAACTGATAGGTAATCTCGATTGGTTCTGGAATTCATTGGAAATCACCGAGAAAAACCCATGGGATCTGGCGGGAAGAGCAGAAAGAGAAGGTGTTTCTGAATTCCATGCAAGCATCACTGCTCTTGGATATGCCAAGAAAAACAGATGGGTTGGGTACGCAAGTACAGAACTTGAGTTGACTGTTGTTGAACAGCTAGTCAACGAATTCGTTGTCAACCATTCAATCATACCCTACATTGGTAGGAGCGTCAAAACAGAAGCCCCCATCGCATGCCTAGAAGGAGCATTCGATGGGGTCAAGAACAAATTGGCCTATTGGCAAAACGGTGCAGTATATTCTGAGCAATCTGAAGAGCTTGAATCACTCTATGTGCTCATGCTGGAGCCAGAGTTCTGCAAGAAAGCGAACTTTCCAACTCCTGAAGCATTAAAAGCAGAATCATCAAGCGATTAAGATACTCACCACACCGACTATGACACCCACCATTAGGGTACCCATCAGTCCGAATATAGATCTTGTGAGCCACTTGATGGATTCCGACAAATCACCGACCTGTCTTTCGATACCATCCATTTCTGTCTCTAACCTTGTTAATCTTATCTCCGGGGTCTCATGTCCATTCGGCATATTCAGTTCACCTCTGTTGGAATTCCGAAATTAACTGTCTGCCAATTTCTCGTTTCACCACTATGGGGATCGAAACACTCTCGATTCTCTCCGGTGATTTCCCTACCAGCAAGCATTATATCGTTACAAAGATAATTCCATTCTCCAATTGGAATTTCAGAACCGCTGATGTACCACCTAGAACCAGGATTGACTTCATTGATTTCAAGAACCTCTTCCGGTATCTGATTGACGTAGACCAGCTCTTGACATCCAGGAAGTCTTACTCCTGATCCTACTCTTTCGTTAGTTCTCATATCTATCCCCACGCCCTGCTCACCGTCAATGCTAATTCGAAACCAACCAGAAGAACCGGCCACCAAAACTGGTACGTCGGTTTTATTACACTTAACGCCGGTTACGTTAACCGTATCGTCACCCACAAAATTGATATCTTGTGTTGCATACACCCCAAGTGGATTCCAATCTCTACTATTGGTGACAATAGTATATGTGACTATGGACATGATCAGAACTGCTATAACCGAAATCCCAATTGATGCATAAGCCAAATATTTGTGCGTTTTATAATTCGGGACTTCAGGCATGGTTGTATGTCTCCCCTATTATCATCCATGATATAATAGTAGTGTATAGATTTAGTAATCTTTATAGGAGTTGATATGAAGAATGATGATTACCCGATAGTAGTTGGATTCTCTGGTCTATCTGGAACAGGAAAAACTACCATTGCAAATGGATTGATCCCCAATATGGTGGCAAGAATTGATGAGAAAACTGACTATGCATGGGACCACCTTGCCTTTCATTTACCTTGCCAAAAGCTAGTCAGCTTGCGGGAAATGACCGAAGGAGACAAGAGTATCCAGAGGCAATTGTATCAAACAATGGCTGTATATCTAGAACTGTTTGTGGGTCCCCTTTATGGGGCACCTGATTTCGACGAACTGGTCGAACTTGTATATGAAACAATTGAGATGCCGCTATTTGATAAGAGGGAATTTATACAAGCTGTTTACCATGAATGCAAGCAAATGTATCCGGAAGTTTTTTGTCTTTGGATGCGGAAACAAATCAATAAACGACATTCCATTCTGCAAGATCATGAGGCATCGCTGATCATTGTATCTGATATCCAGTATCCAGAAGAAGCCAGGATGATTAGTCAGTTGCCAAATAGTATCATCTTCAATCTGCAAGCGGATGCAAATGTCAGAGAGCAGAGATGGAAGGATTACACTGAGAATGAAGGCATTCCTTATCTGACCAAGACAAGATATGATACTATAATTGAATCATATGACCGAAAATTGCCCCATGACTATAGAATAGATACAACTGAGCAGTCAAAAGAAGATCAGCTCATTCAAGTACACCAATTAATAGTCGAACATTTCGACCTAAGGAGCACAGTCAATGCCAACTAAGAATAAAGATGCAGCAGAACAGACAAAAGACAACCGGGCTGAGCTGATACAAGACGCAGCTTTTGCGTCTGCTTTAACTGGCAAACCATTTATCTCTTGTGGTGTCAATCGAAGAATGAATTTAGGAAACTTTGAGCATCTCGATATCTATGCTGGGGTGACCCTACCGGTTGGTGCAGACATTGAAAGTCTGGAAGAGGATATTTCTACAGCGATAGCTGATGCGATGAGGGTTGTCTCGCAGGAGACATATGAACGCTATAGTTCAATCAAGGCAGCTCAGGATGAGGGACGTCCCACCACCTGATTCTATAGGAATGGGACCCACTCTTCCCTGTCTGATCTACCAGATACATCTGGTCTATTGGAGGGGACGTTTGGTTCCCTGAGTAGTTTCCAGCCTATTTCGTGGAGAAACTTATCAGCTTTCTCCTGGTTGCAACACAAACAACACGAGGTCAGGTTTACCCAGGTGTGCTTGCCTCCTCTGGATCTTGGGATGATGTGATCTATGGTTGTGGCTTTTTTATTACAATAGCCACACCTGTGATCATCTCTTCTCAGGATCCCCTTTTTTGTTGGGGTATTTGCCAACCCGGTATAGGGAAGTTGCACATAGTATTTCAACTTGGCAACAGACGGCAGCACTATCTCTATGCTAGGTGATCTGATTACATGGTGGGAGTCAATCACAGACTCCACCTTATTCTGTAATAGCATCACAATAGCTCTCCTGTAGGAGATGATTCGGATGGGTTCATATGAGGCATTCAACAGGAGAACGTTGTCCATAATCCATCTAGTACTTTCAAGATCAATTAATTGTAAAAGATATATTCTATCTCATCGCCAACTATTTCAGTGAGCTTGGCACGAATCTCATTGAAGTGCTCTCTCACAGTGTTGGGATGTTCGGTAATCTTGCGGGCTATCTGTGATGATTTATAACCGTCCACAAAACGCCACTTGATTAATTGTCTTTCTTGAATGGTGAGTTCAGAAAATGGGGGCATGGCTGTGTCTCCAGCAACCCAAAGCTCATCAAGCTCATCAGGGCCTATAAGCTCCTCTGCCGAGGGTAAGGGAGGGGCAGCGAAACCAACCTGTGTTTCCTCGTCATCTGAGCCCCTGTCTTCTTCTGTGGCCAATGGAAAGCTTTTGCGACCCAACTGGTCGATCAAAAGTTGATCCACGTTTTTCTTAAGCATGTAAAAATAATAACTATAAAGATATCCACTGAATGGAATTGGACCTTTTCTTTCGTATCTCTTGACACACTGGAGGAATGTCATCTGAACGGTTTGTTTGACATCCTCGGGGGTTCCATACCGTTTTGCCATGTAAACAATACCGTTGACACATTCACGTACATGTTTCGCACCCGACGAATTCAACTTGTTTCTTACCAGGAAGTGCCTGACGTTAGGGTCTTTGACAAAGAGGGCGACAAACTTTCTAATGTCATAATCCCCCAGATTGTATTTCCCGTTGTAGAGAAGGTTCGTATATTTCCTCAAGAAGTTATCAAATATCTTCAGAAGTTCCAGCTGAGATTTGTCGTCACCCTTTTTGGCTGCGACAATCAAAGCCTGCATCTCCTCTTCTTCAAGAGTATAATATTTTTCTTTGTACTTTTTGGGTTCAGCACTTTTCTGCTTAGGAGCCATTGCTATTCCCACTTCGGTAAGTGACCATATTGTTTTTCCAAATCCTCATAATATGTGTATACGGGTACCCCAAGTTCTTCGAAGAAAATGGCAGCTTCAACCCTAGGGTTTTTCACCACACACTGAAAACGAGAGAATTCATCAGGATAATACTTCTTGAATCTCCTTAACTTAGTCCTGTCCTTAGGACGTAGCCTCCCCTTAATTTCCACCCACATGTCTTGATCCGGAAGATAGACATCCGGAAGATAAGCTCTGGTACCTCTTTCTATCTCATGGAAAATGAATGTCTTTGGTTCGTATTCCCACTTGATTTTCTCGGCATTAAGAGAGTACAGGAAATTGGCTTCCCATGTACTTCTCACGCTGACATTCAGATGCTTGCGAAAACCCTGCTTGGAGACGGGAGTTTTGTTCTCCTTATGATCCAGAAGGTTGTTGAGACCACGCCTGAGCTTGGTGCCCCTACTCATCACGGCTGATTCAGTACGCTTTAGTTTTCTTGCAACACTAGCGACATTAGACCCGTTGACGCCCATTCGGACAAGGTTCGCATCGTCTTCTAGTGTCCATCTTCGTGACTTCTGTGCCATTTGATTGCATCCGTATTCTATTGGTATGATCACATTATACATGAGTCTTCAAAAAAAACCAAAAAACTTCAGGAAAAGGGTTGCCATACCCATTGCAGGCTGTTATTGTTTCATTCATGGAAAACAACAAAAACCTTCAGCAAATTGTCAGCTCGGTCGTTCGCACCATCGAAGAGGGCACCTTCCTCGACATGGTGGGCAATGGGGTCGATTCCCCGGCTGCCTTCGAATACGCCCTCAACTCCACCTGGGACCTCCCTGAGGATCTCGAAGAGGTGGACGAGGACGACTACGACGCACTCTGAGCCAATAGGCTGAAGCAGTCAAACACAAACAAGGAGCCCCCTTCGGGGGGCTCTTTCATTTCACTACCCTTGCACCAATAGGGCAAAGTCCACTCTTCCCATGATCACACAGGTATTTGCAAACATGCCTGTTGCTTGTTGGGTGGAAGTGATGATCCCATCGGACTTCATTGATCTTGTCCAATAAGTCCTGCTCCACTCTTTCAAAGTCCTCATCGGTATAAAGGTGTCCCTTCTCTTTACCTGACCGCAGGTAATAAAGCGATGCATGGATTTGTTTATCGGGGAATCTCAACTTCATAGCCAAGGCATAAATGCCTAGCTGAAGATCATTTGCAATACCCTTCTTGGCTACTTCGTGCTTGCCAGACTTATAATCAATGACATATACAATGTCACCTATGATGTCCACACGATCAATGTAGCCAGCTAGTAATGCTCCACCAAGCACAATAGCAAACCCATATTCCTTATCTTCTATGGGGAAAGACTCATGCTCGTGTCTGTCTATGAATTCTCCAAGCATAGTATGACCGATGTCAATCATATGATCTGGAATGACAGAATCAGGATCCCATATGGGAATTTGCTTTTCATATTCTTTGGTAATATCATCTGCAATGTCGGCTATAGTGACATCTTTTTCTAATGTGTTTTCAAGTGCTGTATGGATGATATTGCCGAGTACAGCTGGAGATGAGAAAACCCTGGGTGCCCTGATGACATATGTATAAAAATATTGCGATGGACAAGACTTGTAAGCATTGAGTCTAGAATAAGACATTGGAGTCAATGTCAACAACTCTTGTTCATCAGTCACATCTTCGAGCAATCTGCTTAGCATCCGCCTTCCTCTATGTCTTCTTCTTCTAGAGAGATAATGTCTCCATCTGCGGTCATCATTTCATTGGTCTTCAGATTGACATAGGTACCGTCGGACATTGGGACCCAACCGGTCTCACCAATCTCCATCCATTCACCTAAATGATTCATTTCTTCACTCACAATTTACCTCTTTCTAAATATTGGATTGCAGTCTTGAGATTTGAAATGGAATCCCCAAAAAGTCCAAGACTACGATTACAATTATGGCACAATAAACCTCTAACGCATTTTCCACATGATTCTCTATTGGGACAACAGAAGTGATCATGATCAACTACTAGTTGTTTTCTTTGAGCGCATATTGCACATCTTCCATTTTGCTCATCAATTAACTGGTTGTATCTATCTAGGGTCATATTGAATCTTTTGCGCAAGTTTCGATCTTTAGTTTTGTCGCCAGTAAGTTCTTTCGTGCATGTTTTACAACGTGGATTCATTCTTTGGTTACCAGTTAATGGTGATACACCGTTTTTATAAAAATCTTTAATACTTTTGACTTTTTTGCAGTAGGTACAACGTTTTATGCCTTGTCTAGATAGAGATGTTTTTTCGCTTAGTGTATGATATCTCTTATTGATTTCAATCATACATGTTTTACAGTTAGATTGACGTCCATCTAGTTTCTTATGAAAATCTTCTAGCGATTTTTCTATTAGACACCCATTGCATCTCTTAGTCTTGACTTGATTCATTCCTGCCTCACTCATGCTCGATTAGGTAGCATAGTAACAAGCAGACGATCAATATAGTCCCATTTCTATCAAGTCTCACCGATCTCCATAAAATCTTCTTCTGGATTCATAATACTCCTTCACAACATGCAACTACGTGGCTATAACTTTCAAAGCTATGGCACAAACATGTGCATTGTTTTCTCTGGGTGGATGGTATGCCGGGCTTTTCTATCCCTATCTCTTCTGCGTAACCTTTGAGAAGTGGCCAGAGGTCCGCAAACTCTTCATCGGACATCTGAAGTCCAGCTATACCTGCTTGCAGCCAGATCCTATTAGATGTCGGTCCCCTCATTATTTCTAAAGATGTAATTTTATTCTCGTACACCTCTTTTTCATGGTATGGCATCATTCCTCCGTTGTGATGATTGGGTTCCATTCGGGGTCGTTCAATTGCTCTCTGCGCTCCCCAAGGTAAGAGTTCCAGTCTCGTTCGTCCTGGGTCTTAGCGTCTGTCTTAACTTGACCCTTGAAAGGATTGGACATGAACTTACGGATAACTAAACGACCGTCTTTAGTCAACCATCTCATGACACCATTCCTGCAATCACAAAAATCATCCGTATCTGGTATCCTTTGCCCATAGGGATCGGGACGCCCAGAACATGAATCGCATTCAAGCTTCATTCCTTTGTTGGAACATCGCATGCAAGATACACATGCATCAAAGCATGCCCTTCTTGCTGGGTCACGATACGAGTGACGTGTGGTGACCATAACTGTTCTTTCTTTCATACAAACCTCACACTAAATGTTTGACTTCTGTTAGGGTAATTATATCTTTAATAATACTCACTGCATCTTCTCTTACGCACTTATCAAATTTGAAAGTGACATCAAATTCTGCGTCTGCTATTTGTAAGTAGACAGGACAGTCGCCACGATTTCTATCAATAATATTAGCTATCTTATCTATCTGATTGCTGTCTATTGAATTATTCACCGGCAATATGATAGGTCTGCCACCCATTAAGAGACTGTCATCTATGGGGGATATATCTCTAACCACTATAATAATATCAGAGTTTTCTGATTCCCTTTTGATATTACCTTTTATATTGCATATCGGTTTTAATGAAGCGTCCATGCCTTTCGTGACACTATAGAACTCGTTTGGAAATACGATGGCTGCTGCTTTACCACTGAGATCCTCTATCGAAAATTTGCACATTTTCTGACCAGATCTTTTGGTAGTCATTTCCTCATACTCTAATACGATACCAGCAACCTGTACACCAACACCGTCTGGTAGATCGGCTACGTCATGACAAGTATGGGATATATCTTTCTCGAGAATTTCCCAAAGACCATCCAAGGGATGCCCCGACAAATAGATACCAATAGCAGAGTTCTCTCTATTGAGAATCTCCACTGTTGCTTCTCTTTTAAGAGTATTTTCTCTCAAATCTTCGGAACGGACAAGATCATCAAGGGCACCCGAATTCACAAGCTGTAGCATCGTATTCTTCTTCAGGGCATGTGGATTCGAATGGCGCATGAATGACCAGATATTGTCGTGATATTTTTGGTTCTCAGCCAAGTGGCCTATTTGTGCCTTGCCAAGACCATCGATACCTGATAAACCAAACCTAATCGTACTGTCATCTTTAACAGTAAAGTGATATTCAGAGTCTACGATGGAAGGAGACAACACAGTGATGCCCATTGCTTTACACTCACCGAGATAGAGATTCAACTTATCTTTCTTGTCCACGACTGTAGACATAAGTGCAGCCATATACTCGACTGGATAATGGGCCTTCAGATAAGCAGTTTGGTATGAAACAATTGCATAAGATGCAGCGTGAGCTTTATTGAAACCATAACCAGCAAAGTATTCAATATCTGAATAGATATCGTTTGCGACTCGCTCAGACATGTTATTGGTTTTCATTGCCCCCTGAACAAATAGCTCACGATACTTCGCTACCTTATCCATATATTTCTTACCGATAACTTTACGTAAATCATCTGCATCTGCGGGAGAAAGACCAGCACCTATTTTTGCAACATTGAGCACGTCTTCCTGGTAGAGCATAATACCTTTTGATTTCTCTAGTGCACCCCTCAGAGATTCATGTGGATAAGATATCTGTTGTCGTCCATGTTTGCGATCTATATACATTTTTATCCATGCCAGAACCCATAGGGCCAGGACGGTAAAGTGATATCAAAGCCATCAGATCATATATGTTCTCCGGCTGGAGTTCCATCATCATCTGGCGCATGCCATCGCCCTCTATCTGAAAACAACCGATAGAGTTGCCGCTTCTGAGAAGATCATATACTTTCTCATCTTCCAAAGAAATATCATCTATTGCTACTTCTATACCATGTCGATTCTTGATTCTATTCAGGCAAAGATCTATGACACCAAGATTACGGAGTCCCAAGAAGTCAATCTTCAGGAGGCCACACTGCTCAACTCTCTCCATATCCCACTGAGTCACAATGGGTTTGTCATCACCAGATCGAATGACAGGTATGTATTCAATCATTGGGTTTCTGGATATCACGATACCAGCTGCATGAATGCCACGCTGCCGATAAAGGCCCTCTAAGCCCATAGCAGCGTCTAGGATCTCTTTCGAGACAGAATCCTCATCGTAGGCCTTTCGAATTTCTTTGACCTCTAAACACTCTTTCAGCGATTTTGTGACACCCAGAATAGCAGATGGAATCATCTTGGCCAATTTATCACCAGCCTGATATTCGTGACCAAGTGCACGAGTGGCGTCTCTGATAGCTGACGCTGCTTTGATGCTGGTAAAGGTTACGATGTGAGCAACATGATCATCACCATACTTCTCTCTACAGTATTCAATGACCTTATCTCTATATCTATCGTCGAAGTCAATATCGATGTCAGGAACAGTGCTGCGTCCCTCAATGAGGAATCTCTCAAAAAGAAGATCGTATTTGATCGGATCTAATTTCGTAATACCCAATGCATATGATAGCATACATCCTGCAGCGCTGCCTCTGCCTGGTCCGACACGGATTCCATTATCGATAGCCCACCTGATGATGTCTGCGACCACTAGGAAATAATGTTGAAAGCCTTCTCTCTGAATGACTTGGAACTCATAAGTTGCCCTGTCAATAACATCTTGTGGCAGAGGGTCACCATAGAGGCCCTTGAGGCCACTCCACATGAGCTTCTCTAGATATTCGTCAACATCCTCATCATCAGGTACGTCTTGAGACTTTGGAAAATAATACTCTCCAAACTCCAGATCAACGTTAGCCATGTCAGCTATTCTGACGCTGTTCTCAAGCCATTCCGGTTCGAAACGAGTTAGCATCTCATCATATGTCTTGAGATAGAATTCTGGGCCAGCGAACTTAAATCTATTCTCATTGTCAACGGTGCTACCCGTCCCCACACACAACATAATATCATGCTTTGCGTGATCTTCCTTGTGCACATAGTGGCAGTCACCAGTGGGCACTAAGGGTGCATCAATCAGTTTCGCAATGCGAATAAGATCATCTTTGACTTTAAGTTGCTCTGCAATTCCATGATCATGCACTTCTATGAAGTAATTTTCCCTGCCAACCATGTCCTGCATTGTCGATGCTTTGTCTAAAGCAGCCTGAAAGTCTCCTCTCAGTAGCGCTTGATTGACTTCGCCATTTAGGCATCCTGACAATATGATGAGTCCATCTGAATGCTCGGAGATGAGATCGTGGTCTATTCTCCCCTTACCATAATAGCCTTCTAGATAAGAGCGAGAAGAAAGCTTGATGATATTGTCGTATCCAGTCTTATCCTTGGCTAGTATTGTCAGATGATACGGACCTCTTTGCTCCCACTCATTGGTAGCAGGACCAGCCCTCTCTTCGGGGTCTCTGTCAAACCTTGTTTTTCTGGCTTGATATGCCTCGATACCGAATAGAGGTTTGATATCGTGCTCTTTACAGGCATCGTAAAAGTCTAGCCAACCATGGATATTGCCGTGGTCCGTCTGAGCAAGTGCTCCCATTTGGAGTGCTTTAGCTCTCTTGGCATACTCTTCTACTTTTCCGTGCCCATCAAGCATACTAAACGTAGTATGGGTATGCAGATTTACGTAGTGTTTCATCAATCTCCAATAGAAAAGACCCCAGACCATCCCTAGGCCCGGGGTCTGTCTGTATAGATAAGTTTACCAGAGCTATGAGATAGTTTACAACCCTCGTTCGCTATCCATACGTTTCTTGATTGCCTCTATATCACGACGAGTGTCGACTATTGCTACAACCCCACCACAGTAAGGGCATACCGGGCTCAACCCTTGCTGTGCAAAACTGTTCTTGACCATCCAAGAATCAAGCATGATGCTCTTACATTCTGTACACATTCCCTTGATATTGGGATCTAGTTCTTCAGCCATTTTCAACTCTTTTCGGTTTCGGTTTATTCCCTTTAGACAGTTTACGTGATTTAGCTACCTTTGCAACAGGTGCTAAACTCTTACTGGGTTTAGACATCTATCTCTCCCGCTTTAGGTTACGTATTAATAGTAACGGATTGATAAGCATATCTAATCGGAGAGGGTTCACTAAACTCTTCTCCCTCTACAAAGTTCTCTCCCACCTTGATCCACTTTTTCTTTGGCTCTAGTTCGCAATTAGAACACCCAACCCCGGCTTCGTTTGCTCTTCTACAAGTGTAGGGTCTTCCCCCGATGCCATACTTGCGCCTTGAAATCCAATCATCTATGTGTGATTGAGATTTTTCTAAGCTATAGTCATGACAGTTCGACAGAATCATGTGGAGATATTCCACAGCCTCATCTGTGTAAGTCAAGATGCTGCAAAGAAACAATCTCTCTTCGTGTTCCAAGTGATGCTCTTTCTCTGCCTTCTCCCAGAGCCCTAGAATTGAGGGGCAGTTATCAAAAAGGTTGACTGGACTGAAAACTCGTTCGATATCACCACTGCGATTGCCACCAGTGCCTCGTTTCCTGAACATGCTAATGACATCATCCAAAGAATGCTGTTCAGTTAATGATTGTTCATACTTGTAAACATATTCTTTATACCATTTGTTGGCTTTGAAGGAGAACTCCTGTTCAGGGACATCCAGTGGTATTGGATTCTCAGCTAACTGCTTGACATAGTCATTGCCCTTTTTGAGTTCATCAATGGTAACAGGTATTTTGTACAGGCCGGTTGCTTGATGTCGGGTGTTAGGCACACGCCACATACGTCTTAGGTCATAGACTGCAAAATCTATACTTGTCAAATTGAGTTGTTCTTTGACATCGTTGGCAAGAATACGGTATATACCAGGGAGTTCATTGCTTGGAGAAACACCCACAGCCAGAGCTTCACATTCGATGTGATAGCCTTTCTTACCTGTGAAGTATATTCTTAGTTGACTCTCATCAAGCATGTCACTTAAGAATTCAACCAATGTCAATGCATCTGTATGTGCTATGTCGACATCTGCATTATCTAGATCGAAATAAACAGAACCCAATCTGGTGGCTTTCTCCCAGTCTGGATCATCATAGTGAAAGACGGTAGAATATATACCCATGCGATCATACTTGTCGGCATAGGTCTCTATCTCAGAGCTTTCATATGTGATTGGAACCCAAGTCTTTCCCACTTTCTTTGAAGAGCGAGCGACCTTGGAGTCTTTGGGTAGATACCTGCCTAACTCAACCCACTTCCACCTATTGCTATATTTTGATTTGTCATCCGGCAGTCTCAATGCGCGCTCTTCCCTGTGGTTCTCCTAGCTTCCACAATGGATAGCGAGGTAGATTAAAGATCTCGGTGTGATCTCTGCAGTATTCCATTTCTCTTAGAATGTTTTCAAACTCATCGATCAACCATTTACGTTCTAGAAGTCCCATCTTGCATCCATTATTTCATCTCCATCGATTATATAATCCAAATTCATTGCTATATGATAACCCATATGTAGAATCGTTTCACACAGTGCTACGGGCACAGTCTCTGGGATCAAAGACCAGGGTCCTCTTTGGCATCGTATAATTCTCAAGATTTGCATGACCTGTTCGTCTGTTATACTTAAAGTATGAGGAGTGCCCTCAAGAGCCTTGATCTGTTCTTCTTCTCTGATGATCGCAACTAAAGTATCCACTGTGTAGGGATGCATTGGATCATAGCGTGGGCCACCTAAAGTGTGATCATAGACATATTTAGTAACAGAGTGCAACAAAGCTGCAGCATATAGTATGTCCCTATTATCATCATCCAAACCATGACTATCTGCCAAAACCTCACATACGCGTATAACTCTTTGGGTATTGAGAACTTCACCGCCGGGACGATATGTGTCTGGTGGCCATATGCCTATTAAATCTTCATTGTCTTCTGGGCAGACGGGCATGACCCAAAAAAACAGTGACTTCAACAGGATAATCTTTACAAACTCCTGCATTTTAGCGTCTTTGATCATTTCTATCTCGGAAATCAAAGGTCGTAAAATTATATTTGATTCAGCATCAAGGGATTTTCTGTCTGGATAATCAGACAAAAGATCATTGAGGATATCTTCAGACATCTTCAATTGTATATTCGTTAAAGTTAGCGCACGGGGCATCAAAGGGACAGGCTTTGCATGCTACTGTCAACCCTCTACGTGGAGCAAATATTTCCGTATCACCTATTCTGTTTACCCAAAAAGCTACAGTGTTTTTACTTTGTTCAGAGAGATTAAAGACTTTCAGTTTATTGTTCTTAGCCCCAATCTCATAGAGTGCATATGTTGGTTTGTGGGTAGCAGCAAGAGAACTCTTTTCTTGGAAGAGGTGGTCTATTACAGCAAAATCTATACCATAATCAATAGTGCCACCCCATGCTCCCTTACCTCTTGTGATCCATTTGATAATCAAAAGTTGATCACCCTTGGGATCCCTCAACGCTATGTCATAAGTGCCACTCAATCTAAGATTTTTACCAACAGATACTGCAACTGTTTCGTCTATAAGAATGGGTTGACTATTTTGGTCTGCAAAATCATTATAGAAGTTCAGTAAAACACTGGCAGCTCTAGATGTCAGACTGCTTTCACTGACCATGTGTGGTGTAGTAGTCGACCCCGCTATGTCTTTCGCTGTTTCTTCATTCTTAAACCAGTTTCTTTGCCATCTACTCAATAGGGCATTATATGATGGCATGCTGCCACCCTGTTTCTTATAGAAAAAGAATGACATAATCTTTTTGATCTCAATTTCAAATCTATCCAATAATAGTTCTCGATGATAGATTGGTTCCATGACCTCATCAATATACCTATACTTATAGGCTAATTCACATGTCTGGAAATCTCGAATTTTCTCTGCGTTCAGTGTTATCATAGTTGTTCTATTCCCTCGGAGAGATTTATGTTGTGTTGTCTATCCTGTCCGTAGGAATCAGGAAGCTCCCATGGAAGATATGATTTAGAATTATCATCATACTTAATCATAGGGGGATTCAAGTTAAATGCCCCACCAGTGATTCTGTTTTTTGGCATTTGGAGTTGCATGAGGGAAGGATCAGCGCTCTCATCTCCCTCGCTAGCTATCGGTGTCAAGAACATAGTGACTGAAGATTTTTGCTGGATTGCTATGGATCCGCCAGTATCTGATTGCATCACAACCTCCCTCTTTTCTTTCATGCGGTTAGTATTCTCTTGTGCGGTGATGATCATCACTGTGTCCATATCTTTGGCTAATTTTTCTAGCCGTACCATCATCTGTTCATACTCCGCCCATCTAGGTTTACCGGAACCCTTTGTGAAGAGAGATTGAATCGTATCAATAACGACAACATCTGGCAAAGCCTCATTATGTCCTATGACATCCCTAAACCATAGTTCTAGATCGTCAAAATATGGAGTGTCTGGATCATGACGGACCATGAGCCTATCACCCCACTCCGTGAGCTTAGCCCTATATAAGGTTGTATATTTGTTACGTGTAAACTCATCCCAGGAGTCCGCATTTTTATATACGTTGTCCTTAATTACTTGAGTAAAGAGAATTCTTTCCCAGTGGTTCTGTGCTTCCTCGAAATTAATAAATAGCACGCGATAACCCTCATCTAGCCAATGATTACAAAGGCTCTTGCAAAAGGTCGACTTGCCCAACCCCGATGCAGCAAGAATAGCATGAACAGCGCCACGATAGAATCCACCGTCATCACTGTATCCCATAGATCTATTGAGAGACTTGAATTGTGTGGGTATGAAACTAGGTATATCAAGTAGCGTGTCGATATTGTCAATCATCTGGGTACCAGTGGTGACAAAGTCAAGAGGATTGAGATCCAACTGGTTCTCTAGGTCACGAATCTCTTCAGTCAATTGTGATATACGTGCTATATCTCCATCACTTTTGATCGCTTTTTTGGAGATGATAGTCTGCAGCTCTTGAATATTGTTCAGCTGCTTGCGATGATTAGCTCTGACCTCTAGAACCCGAAGGGTTTGATTCTTGTCGGGGAGATCTACAGCGTTAATGGTATCCATGAAGGCACGGACACCTGCCTCTCCACCCAAGGCAGAAAAGATATCAGTATCTTCCAGCCATGAACGAAAGGCGATTGGATCTACTGGGTCCAGTCTTGTGTTGTGATAGAAATCCAGTATAGTTTTATAAAACTCATGTATTCCTGTTTCACCATGAATAGCCCCAACGATGTTTGGGTCAAGATTGGCACTGAAAAATTCTACAGCACCTTGCTGCTGAAAGCACAAGGCAAACAGACCATACTCTAATGGTGTACCTTTCTCTTCCTCAAACGGGTTTATCGAAGTCACGTTTCTTCAGTTCCTTTAGTCTCTTATATTCTGAGCGTCTATAGCTTCTCTGTCTACGTTTCATCTCTTCATAATATGGGGTCTTCTTGACCCTACGAGACGAGGGCATTGTCAAATCTGCGGGAGTAGACTCTTTGCGTAATGAATCTATAATACGCCTGTAAACAATATCTTCGGTAAGAGTATCATTATACCTAAATACAACGAGGGTTATACCCTGCTCTTCGCACAGCTCTATCTTACGCTCATCTCTTTTCTGGCCTGCATAAAAATCTTTCTTGGTCTCATGGAATAACGTGCTATAAAAGAAATGCTGTCTACCATGATACTCTGCACCAATGTTGTATTCGGGAGAATACACATCAAGCATGAGCCTCTCTCCGACATGATATTCATTCATGATCTTAGAACCGGGCATGAGCGACTTCATAATCTCGGTGAGAGCTGATGCGCCTCGGGAAAGCTTTCTGTTTTTCCTTCTGACCCAATCGATACCCAGCTCTTTTACTACCCCGACGATATAACCTTCATTCCTTTGCATCTTCTTAGCGATTTCTTTATAGGAGAGATTAGTCTCGAAAATATAATCTGCGATAATGTATGCTTCATTCCAAAAATCTTCGTCTTTTTGCATGGGGCGGCTTTCGTCTTATAGGCTACATGTTCACTGCATTTTTTTATAGATCCACTTATAAGTCCTTTCTAGTCCATCTTCAAGTGAAATCTGTGGTTCCCAATCGAGGACTTTCTTCACCAGATCATTGTTGCTGCAACGACCACGCACTCCCTGGGGTTTCGAAAGATCATACTTTCTATCTACCTTAATACCAGCTATCTCTTCCACTAAAGTAACAAGTTCATTGATGGTAACTAGTCTATCACTACCAAGATTGATTGGCATGTGATAATCAGAATCCATAAGCCTCAACATGCCCTCAACGCAATCGTCAACGTGCATAAAGCTTCTGGTCTGTTCTCCGTCGCCCCATATCTCTATGCTGTGGTCTCCGGAAAGTTTTGCTTGGATGATCTTGCGACAGATAGCTGCGGGGGCCTTTTCTCTCCCACCATCATAGGTCCCAAGCTCACCAAAAATATTGTGAAATCTGGGCACGTAGGTTTTCATTCCCTGGTGTTCTCTGCCCACATTGATGGCAAGTTCCTCTGAGAATAGTTTCTCCAAACCGTATCCAGGCTCAGGATCTGCAGGGTAAGCGTCCTCTTCTCTAAGAGATACATCCTGACTCTCCTGTTTGTATGCAGGGTAGACGCATGCAGAAGAGCTATAGAGATACTTCTTGACCCCGTGTCTCATTGAGTATCTCATCATGTTTGCACTGATCAGGACACTCAACATACAATTTACCTTATGGGATTCGATATAGCCCATGCCACCCATATCTGCTGCCAGCATATAGACTTCATCTACATATTGTGTGATAAAATCTGCACCTTCATCAGTCGAAAGATCGATGATTGGAATTCGTTTTGTTTCCTTACTGTACTGATACCATTCACTTAATGGTTTGATATCAGCAGCCAGGACCTCATGCCCTTCCCTAAGGAGCCTCTCGACCAAATGGCCTCCGATGAAACCACCAGCTCCTGCCACTAAGACCTTCATTTCATTGCCTGATCTATCATTTTGATTCCTTCTTCAATATCTATAGTTGGATTATGAAACTGCATCGTTCCCATCATCATAGGAGTATTGCGCATGCCCATCTGTGTGTCGCCACCTTTAAGTCCCAATTGAGCATAAATTGGTACGTCGTACATATCTCCAATCACCTTAGCGATGTATTGAATAGCGGTAGGGGATGGCCAAGAGATATCTATTGCTTTCAAATCCCACTCATTATCTTGGATGTACTCTTTAGCCTTATCATAATTTTTACAGATGGCCAAAAGAGTTTGAGAACAATCAAGCACATGCATAAAATATCGAGTTTCGTTTCCATGACTCTTCATATGTATTACACCCTCATTGCGAGCCATATTGATGAAATCTGTAATGACATGGAACTTATCTGGGTTTGTCTCGTGTCCGTATACATTCCAAAACCTCACATTAATACCATTGAGTGATGTGGTATAGAACTCACTGATGCGCTTCAACATACCGTAAGGTGAGTGTATCATGTTGGACATTTGGCTAGAGCCATTGATGAATGGCACTTTTGCAATCCTAAGTGCACGAAACACGTTGAACATAATTGCATTATTGTCTTCTAGGTACTCATATGTATGCTCATGTTTTTTGAGATACTGAGACCCACCAACATCAAAAGCTAGAGACAAAACAACGTGAGCCCACTTCATGTGATCCGCTAATTCTGGCCATTTATGCTCCAGTCTTAAATCGAACCTTTCATCACCTGCGATATCCAAGCCACGTATCTCATGTCCCTCTTCCTTTGCTAACCTACAGAAATCAGAACCTATCTGACCTTTATGTCCCAAAACTAAGATCTTCATCATCAATCACCTTTTTCAAGTCTAATAGAATCTTCAGGATAATCTTCTGAAGATACCTCAATAATAATAGAATTTTTCAAAGCCTTTAGCTGGTGCTTCACACCTGGTTCAATTTCAATTTTGTCATTCTTTTGAAAAACGAATGATTCCTTTTTATTCTCACCTGTTTGGAGTGTACATTCAAACTTCCCCATTAAACAGTGCCAAAGTTCTTTCTTTATTGGATGGTAGTGAAAGGAAAATTTCTTACCTTCAAAGAATACCAAGTATTTCATGCAATATTGATTATTGTTTGTAATATGTACCTCAAAACCCCATCCCTTTTTTACCAGCTTGGAACCAGATAAAAGAGCAGAGAACACTATCTCCCAATAAGTTCTATTGAAGTTAGTCAACATATGACAACGTATGCAAAGAGTTATTAAATTCAAGGGATCATTATTGTCTTTATCGTAATCGATATGATGTACATGAAGTATTTCTGTTTCTCCGCAGAAAAGACATTTGTCACCGTCACGTTTTTTTATCTGTTCTCTCATTTTTTTGAATGCTGGCAGATATCCCACACCATGTACGGCTGGTCCATTTGGGGTTTTGTTTTTGCCTTTCTGAAAACGGTCCCAGTATTCTTTGGAACAAAATTTAGGCAGTCTTTTATTATAGCGTCCTGACTTTGTATAAGTAAACTCATCGTCACAATACTTGCAGCGTTCAACGAGGAATTTATCTTTCCCTTTGTATGATGGGTTATTGTCCCCTAATCTCGCCAATGACATATATCGATGGTTGCATTTGACGCTGCATACTATGCGTTCTCCATAATGCTTAAACTCTTCATTGCATACCATACATAAACTTTTTTTTCTTGAATCTGTTCTAACGATAGCCTTTGATTGGCAACTACGCCCACAATATAGTCTCTGCATGGCTTGCTTATTATTCGGTGCAACTAGAAATTCCTTGCCACAGTACTTGCAAATCTTCGTGTAATTTATGGATTTTCGTTTATCTGTCATACTTTTGTTATCTTTTTGCTTCCCTCAAAATGAAGAAGCTTACCACAGTACTCGGGTTTGTTAGCTACCCAAAGCTCATAGCCCCAACCTTTTTCTACTCTCGTCAAAGAATCTTCTTTGTTAATAGAAAAATTCATGACAGCTCATCCCTTTATCGTCGATATAGAAATCGCCACTGGGCTTACCTAATATTATATCATCGTAATCGACACCCCAAGCATTCAGTTGACTCTGAGTCAATTCTAAATACTCCTCCTTACACCTTTCTATATCACCATTGAATGTATCCATACCCCTTGCAGAGAAATACACAATAGTGCTTCCAGCCTTCTTGAGACCATTAAGCTTTTCGATTCTGCTGGTGAAAGGTTCAGCTGAAGAATAATCACCCACTGTAGCATTCACACATATTGTGCCATCAATATCAACCACATACTTCATCTATGTCCTCCTTCGTCAAGACGTATGTACCTCGATGTCTAACTGATTTAGTCGCCAAAATAATAGAATTCCTGATAGAGGCATTGATGCTACCAGTGGTCAGCATGCTATATGTGAAGCTTGCAAGGAATACATCACCAGCACCAGTCACATCAAAAACATCTTCATGTGGAGCAGGATACTTGGTACCATTATATTCGACCCCATCTGCACCGCGAGTTATGATAAGTTCACACTTTTCCGGGAGTGCCTGGATTAGATCGTGCTCCTTGCTGTTCACTTTGATATAACAGTTTTCAAACACTGACAAATCTCTACGTTTTGAATCTACAAAAACAGGAACGTCAAATATTTCTAAGAGCTTCCCTATATACTCCGAAGTGATCAGCCCCTTATTGTAATCTGATACAACAACCGCATCGTACATTTTGGGATGATAATCTAAAGAGGGAGTATTTAATACTGTAGTTAAAGTCTCTTCGTCCTCTCTCAGAATTTGCTGTCCAGAGATCGTATCCACGAACCTAGTTTTTCTGAGCATAGGGGGCCAGTTAGAGTTGAGTTCGGTTTTAATACCAAATGCCTTAAGATTGTCCTGTACATTCGCAGCCATACCATTCTTGCTTTTGATTCTTTGTAAATCAAAAACTGGTACGGGTGCTTCGGGACTTAGACGACTACATGCACCATACTTATATTCATCTAGACATGACTCACCTACTAGGAATACTCTCAATGATTTTCGTTGTTGAGTAACCAGCGATTCTGTCAAAAAACTTCACCTCTTTAGCGTACTCTGCACCAATCACGGGCTTACCTTCCCAATCAGAACCAACTATAAGTAGATCTGGCAATAAACACTTAACCAATGCTCGCAGTCCTTCTGTAGAATCAAAGCTGCATACTTCATCGACATACCTGATGGCAGCAACCACCTCGGCTCTATCACTAAAGGTGTTGATGGGCCTGTCTGGTCCCTTATCTCTATATACCTTTGCATCTCTGTCTAAGCCGACAATGAGTTTATCACCTAGAGAACGAGCATGTTGAAAAAGCCTTATGTGTCCCGGGTGTACAATATCAAAGCATCCATTTGTAAAAACTGTGATCATGCTTCTTCACCGTAAAGGGAACGGTATGCCTCCCAAAATTCCAATGTTCTAGCTGGCATGAAATCCTTCCAGTCCTCAATATTTCTGACAAATTCACCGCTGTTGCGATAGCCTATGATCTCCCCTTCAAGGTCATTGATGAGATCATGTTCATTACGATCTTGATACACCGAAGCGGGACCATAAGCTGGATTTTCTCCAGTCAGATACTGGAACACATATGAGCCCCATATATCATCCATCCTGCCTATGTGAGGAAAGACACAGTAGTCCGGTAGGGCCTTAGTGGCAATGAATGTATTTTGACTATTGAAGGGGGACATATTATTGGAAGTATAAATACCTATATCATCGAATTTCACACATGGGGAGTGCGTTAATCGGCACATGGCATCAATATCTGGATCACCATCCCATAAGTCTGCCTGCACCATTATCGGTGAAGTTTTATGCTTGCCCTTATAACTGACCCGATCTCTTGTGGGAACCATATCTATAGGAAACCCTCTATGCCAAAGATGGGATTGATTAGTAACACTGAGGGGATCAAAACATTCTTCCTCAGCCTCATATACATCAAGTATAGGTCTACGACCAACAGATACATTGGAGCCCCAGCCAGGGTATGGATAGTTGTCGTCATCGACAGTAGCGATAGTGGATGATATACCCCTACGCCATGCTTCAACAAATCCTATGTTACGACGTTGAATACTGTTCCAGCCAATCAGATCACTCAGTTCAGGATATTCCGCCTGCTGATAATCAGGGTCAAGATAGGTAACCCTCCAGTCTTCTTCTGCCCAGTCATGATATTGTTGATGGGGAGTTTTCTGATCGCCCACAATGATCAACTGACCAGAATAAAGGTAAACTTTTTTAGCGAACTCTCGGAGTGCCGCGCCAATAGGATAAATGGTTGTCGTTACGATCGTGATCGAGTTGTTGTACAACGTACCGTTTACTTGCATAGAAATTGCTCCACGAAATGTTGTGTTGTATAGTTCTCTATTGCTCTATTATATGCTGCTTCAGCTATCTCTTTGCGCATTGCTTCATTATTCATGGTCATCACTATTTTGTCAAGCAGATCTCTCTTATCGTTGAAGTATATAAATTCTTTGCCGGGCTCGAAAAAGTGTTCAATCACATTAAATGGGTCACGTTGACACAACATCATTGATTTAGAAAATGCAGACTCGAACATCCGAGATTTGATCTGAGGTAGAAAGCCTTCTTCTAGGTGGCTGAATGCATAGTTTTCTTCTGCTCTCAAACCACTACGATATTGTGCGATTGATCCTTCATTCACATTGCATAAGCCATGGACCAAAGACATCTTTGATGCAGATAATGCATTGAGTTTTTCTTCGTATGTACAACCACGCATATTGCCTGCATTGTAGTGTCCGTATCTGTATTCAAATGTAGACATGACTCCAATGTATTCATGCCAAGGTACTACAGAGGGCATGCTCCCGAAATAGGAAACAGCTATTGTCTTTTCTCTTTCTTCTGGAATGTAATCTGCATCGAATGGAAAGAAAACTGGAATACTTTGATCTGGGAAAAGCCTTGCAGTGTATGGGCAGATTGTCAGTACGGTATCTGCATGCTCATACATTTGCATGTGCGGACCAGGCATGTAGAAATTAGGCTCTTCAAGAGTGAGCGCAACTTTTTCTTTGTCATCGTATTTACCCGAAGCTATTTCATTATAGAGGGCCGCTGTCATCAGATAACAATCTCTACCTACATCTTCAAATTTCTCAAAACCCAGATAGTACAAAGGATCGTGTACCAATCCATTCTCTGGTTTTACAAAGTTCAAGATTTTCATCGATATATCCAAGGGAGATTAAATAGGGCTTTGACCTGGTGAAAATTGCCAGCTCTATGATATAGTTCTAGCTTTTTGTCTTTGACTGCATCGAACATCGCTGGACTTTCCAGCACATAGTTGAGGGCTGACTCTATCATGCAAATCGACTGTGCATTTTCAATGACTTTACACCAGTCAAATATAGAGTATCCATCTATAATTTGCATTTCTACTTCCCGCACGCCAAACTGTTCAGGCATTCCCTGAAATCTCATCACCTCAGGACGGGTCGTATAGTTTCTATTGGTAAAGACGTACTCTTCTCCGTCACTCAAGTTCAGCACGTTATAGTATAACTCGTGCTCTTTTTCGGCATTTCTGTCAAAGCGCACGTAGGAAGCCCAGTCATACCAATCTAAATTAATGGATTTATACTTGGCCTCCATGACGAGATGAGTGCCATCGCTCACAAAGCCTTGAAAGAAGAACAGATCATCTCTGATCTCTGTATCCCTATCAGGATGGTAGCCTTCCTTGTGGGGGAATTGCACGGACTCAGGAAGAGGTGGTCCAGTGATATGTTGGTTGTCATCTTCCCATGAAACAAAATTGAACCTGGGGATATAGCTATCAAGCCAAGATAATTCAGACACTACTGGCCAAACTATTTCGTAGCCTAAATCGGCAATGTGATAGCCTATCTTCTGTGTAAAGAGAATATCACCCAGCCCACATGGTTGATAGATCAATCCTGTTTTCATGAACCCAGTGTACCCGTAATCGCAAAGGAATGATTCAGATCTCTACCTGTCGTAAAGATATTTTTGTAGCCGTGAGCCTTCATCCAATCCTCTAACATCTCTACAGTTAGCACATGAAGATGCTTTCTGTTGTTCCATGGTCGCCAATATTCTTGATCATAGTGCGGTAGGTATAAGAAAAGAGTTCCACCATACCTTAAATGAGCGGTCCAATAGCTCAGTACGCCTGGCCAATCGGGAAGATGTTCAAGGCAGTGACTAGAGAAGATATAGTCAACTGGATCCTCTGGCAAATGCATTGCATCCCATTCATCTGGGAATGTCAAATCTATGCCCATAGCTCCCGGTAATTTCCAGTCAGGTTTACCACATCCAATATCATAGCCGACACCCTGACAGAATTCTTTGGCCAACGGCATGATGTACTGAGCCGAGTTACCCTGTGATTGGAAGTGGGGATACTTTTTCCCATTAAACTGGATCAACTTTACCATTCGTTCCACTCCCAAGGTTGGTCAAACAATCTACTCACCATTGCCTTGCTAGATTCTGGATGACGTGGATGTGTTACGAGTCTGTTAGCTTTCAATTGTAACGTCTCACAGATGTACTGTAGTGAAGTATCTACCGAGTGAATTTCTTCGGCTCCCTCCCAAACAGTGCACCAATCGAGCAAGGGTACTAAAGAATTGGGAGTCATAGTGACTATCTTACCATCATAACCGGTGGGAACAGTATCTATCACGGTTTCTTTTACCGAAGAATGAGGAGGTGTTCCATAGTGTTTGTTGACTACAATATATGGTTCGCCGTTCTGAATACCAAGGTGATTCTTCTTGAAAGATTCTTCTGACTCAATATCACGATCAAACACGACATATTTTTGCCATCCCTGCCAAGTGTGCCCTAGTCCTTCATACTTAGAAACCATAGTGTCAATAAAGCCATTTGGTTTAGACAAGAGTGAAAGATTAATTACTTTTGCTTCGTGCGGTAAGATCGATTTATCTGGAGTGATAATTGCTCTACTCCGCAAGCGATCAATGCCAGCTTCCCAGCAAACAGGCAACACAGGCAGATATACAGTATTACCTCTGTCCACGAGCGCAGCACATAGTTTCTGGATAAAAATGATGTCACCAATACCAGCTGGTTGATCTATGATGATATTGTTCACTGTATTTTCTTAAACCAATACATCAAAAGATCTTCAAGGGTATGTTCAATTTCAATCTGGGGGGACCAATCAGTCATGTTCACCAAATTGGATGAATCACCATGCTGATACTGGATGTCTATTGGTCTATAAAGTTCGTCTGATATTTTACACTTGATGTCTTTGACCCCGCTAAGTTGAATTAACTTGTCTGTGAATACCTGCATCTTTCTAGGCGTATCACCACAGACATTGAAAATCTCACCCCTACCGATCTCTTCATTTATCATTGCAAGATAGTAGGCATTGACCGTATCTCGTACGTCGATCACTACTCTTGTAGTCTCTAGGTTGCCGATGTTCAAAACTGGCTCTTGATAACCTTTCATAATTCTTGCGATCTGATAGGCATCTGAAGATATAGAGAAGTTCTTCCCTCTTCTGGGGCCAGTATGGGAGAACGCTCTTGTAATAAATCCTTTGATCTTACCGTTTGTAATACGTTCTTGTACGTAAAGATCGATGGCCGCTTTGGAGACACCATAGGGATTTGATGGGATAAGAGGATCTCCCCAATGAATCTTGCGACCGTCTATCCCGCTGTTTCCATACACTTCAGAGGTAGAACAAAACATCAATTTGCATGATGGTTGATTATCTGCAAGGGCTTGTATCAGGTTTGCACTACCCATGATATTGTCTTCAAATGTGCCAAGAGGATCTTTGAAGCTGGAAGGTGGATGTGACTGTGCGGCGAGATGAAATACCCCATGGAAAGGGTACTCTGCGAATATCTGATTCAACAATGTATGATTGGTCAGATCACCATAGAGAAATTTAATGTCCTTAAACACATCGTCTGGCACGACATCACAGATGTCTGTCTCCATGCCATTGGACCCACGTATCAAACCATAGACATCGTGTCCATTATCGTGAAGAAGATTAGCTAGATGCGGTCCTGCAAACCCTGTTATACCGGTAATTAAAAACTTCATTATTGTCCTAATCCTAGAATGAATTCTTCAACGTTACCATCATAAGACTTCGGCATAAGTACGACAAAGCCCTGGATGATGAACAGCTCATAGATGTGATGTGTCTCATCGAAAAGTTCATAGATGAAATCTATTCCGTCACCACCTGCTTGCGCTCTTAGTGGCCACTGTCCCTCAGTGTATGGTCCGTCTTTGTAGACTCGTAGATCATCGATGATAATCACGTCACGAGAGATATCACGTCCACTATCAATGATAGCATTCAGTTCTGCTTCCAGTGGTATTCTTTTGGTGGGGTCCGACTCGCTTGTGTAAGTGGCTCCATCAATCTGAAAGTCAGCACCGGGGAAATGCGCATCATGCCAAAAAAGGGCAGGCTTTGAACTCATCTGCTTGATTACATTGGCAATCTCTATGTGCGAGAAGCCCTTGATGAGATGCAGATTCTTGATCCCACCAAACCTGTTTCGTAATCTATCATATAGAACATTCATTAATTCGATAGTGTATATTTCTAAATCATCTATACCCAAATCGAGAATGTACTCTAGACTATGACCCTCCCCGGTACCTGTCTCTACAAAGTTTTCGATTTGAAAATTGTCTATGATCCGTTTCGGTTCTATTGGTTGATATATTGCTCCCATTATAGATACTCACGATATATGTAGTCTTCAGGCATGCCCAGTCCAATCGTTCTATTCATGTTTTCTTTGATTACATCAAGTCTATCATCATAAAAATCTTTATTGAGTTTTGTGATGTCGAACTTCTTGTCTAGCAATACAACACCATCGATGTTAAAGTAATCACCTATGTCTGGTGCACCCAAATATATGGGAATAGTTCCCGTAGCAAAACAATCAAGAATCTTCTCTGTAAAGTACGAAGAATAAGAACCGTTTTCGATAGCTACAGAAAACATGTAATCACACAATCCCTCTTCTTTTCTCGCTATGGGATTGAAGCCTCGACCGTATAGATCAACTTTATCTCTAAGTTCTTCGACCCACTTTAATCTCAGATCGTGACCAGCAGTCAGGCTTTTGTTGGAAGATATCATTGATATCAATTTAGTCTTCTCGTAGAGATCTGGATGTTGTATCCAAGTTCCATTTGCTGGAACAAACTTCACATTCTCATGTATATCCAAAAGAGATTTGTCATGCACAAAAACGTAGGTGAAGTAATCCAGCCACTCCCTTGAGTTTTCGATGAAGTTCCTGGTTGGACCGGGCCTGATATGTTTGGACTCATAAATCCATGCATACTTTGGTAGGGGCGAAACGAGGGATGTATCTATAGCCTCATCAACAAAGACAATACCCTCAGCATCTGGATCATTATGTGTCCACTGAACATATTTTGCCATTTTTGCGTGTACCGAGTAACCAAGATTGCCACCGGTTAAATGGGTGAAAGTATTACCGATCAGATTAAGCTTCATCTTGTTGATCCATATGTACACGAGGGAAATGATCATCGGTAATCTCTAGTTGCATCCACCAATGGTACTTAAACATGTCCTGGAATCTCACACCCTCTACAAGAGGGCCATACCAGTTCCTTGGGACTACCACACTATTTGCATCTTCGTTGCGATACGAAGCTGAAAGTGCAGCCCATAAAGAGAATGTACTATTAGAGATAATAAAGTCATCACAAAAAGTCATTGTCGTATAATCGAGAGCTACTGAATCTAAAGCCAGCGGAGCATGGTTTGTCAGCTCCAACACGTTTATGTCTTCTGGATTACCATGGGCAAAGACTGACCCCTCAAATATCTTCTGTTCTTTACACCATTTGATATCGTCAGAAAAGATCATCAAGTCACTACTTTTTAGACCCATGATTTGCATGGCCAACCTAAAGTATTCCTCTGTCGGCACGGGATGATGGTTGGGAAGATGCAAGTTATTAGCTCTACGCACATGAACTGCAGTCAATTCAGAGAATTTCAAATCACTTGGATAACTCGCCAATGCCATTTCTTTAGCATGCAGTGAGGGTTCCATATAGTCGAAGATCTTCTCCCTGATGTGCCACCAATGATCAAGGTCTTGCAGATATTTCCTGCCAACATCTCTTCTCTCTCTTGGGAATTCATCTACAAACATTTCGTCTGGAATGGAAAACCATTTCTGATATTCCCACTTTGGAAACAGAGGTGTCATATCTTGCTTGTCTGCCTCACCAATAGTGCCAGCGATTTCCCATAGTTGGTTGCCAAGAGCGCCCCAATGGCCCAGATACTTGTATGTGAGTGCATTAGGCATCTAATCTATTCCCTTCAACAAGTCTGATCATCTGATCTCTTTTTCCAGAAGCAGCCACATAATGATGCATCATCTGTTTGTTGTGATCGAAATTCGGCTGATCCCATCTTTCATAGTTAGGTTCTGCATGCCATAGATGGGCGGTCCACCCGGCTTCAATTCTAGTGAATGGGCCAACTATTGTGTCAACTGCTCTCTGGAAAGCATTGTCCTCGTAGCCCCAACCTTGAAAACGCTCATCATATCCATTGGCTTCATAAAATGATTCTTTTCTCATTACAAGTTGACCAGCCCAAGATTCCAGCTGATGTTTCCATTCAAATTTGTCCGGAGTAACGAATACATCTGGAGGCATGTTCAATAACTTGTTCGAGTAAGGCTTACGTAAATTGTAATAACCGCTTATCCCATAGGGTATTACCCAGTTTGCTTCTCCAGACTCCATCATCTCAACTGCTTGTTCGATGAAAGGACGAAATGAAATTGTATCTGCGTCTGCTAACAAAATGTATTCAGTGTCAGCATTGTCCACACCATAGTTGCGAGACTGTGATCTACTGAATGGCTTATCTTCATCAGAATCTGCAATGATAATTCTGGACTCTGGATAAAGCAGTTCGTATCTTTGGCAGATCCAATCAAAGATAAGTTTTCTTCTATTGTCGACAAACCTGAATGGAATGATTATCGATAAATTTTCCATATTGATCCTATCCGAATGTTCTATTATTACCAAGAAATCTGTAGTTCCAAGTGATGACTGGAACGTTCTTGAAGCGTGCCCCCGCATCAAGTAACCTCACCCACAAATGCCAATCTTCTTGTGGATGATCCACGAACCCTCCTACTTCATTCAGAAGTTCCGTCTTCACCGCAACAGTCATAGGAATATAATTGCCATCCTGTCTCAGTCTTCTTTCGTCAAAACTACTGTTGGGATTAAAGGTGCCCCTGCCCTCTGAAGTGCACCATGTCCATATGAGGTCAGCTCCGTCAGTATTTGCGGCCATTGTTGAGAAATGGTTTGGGAACAAAACATCATCATCATCCAAAAAGGCTGTCCACTCAGTGTCCACCAAGCCAATCAACTTGTTTCTAACGATTACTGGACCTTCTTTTTGGTGGTCAACCCCTACGAAGTGACCACTTACACTGTGTTCTTGAGCGGTTACCGAATCTATAGCATCTTTTAATACTTGAGACCTCTCAGGGAGTGATGGTGTAATAACGGTAACTTCCATTTGTCTCCTATGAAGGGTCAAAGCATTGGTTGGCTATCTTCCATTGTACAGATTCCTCATGGTAACGATGACCATCTCCCGGGGCTCCCCCAACCGGCATGAAGTCGAGTCCTCTATTATTGATCTTCCTAAAGAAGTTGGAATCAGCACCACCCCAAAGCCTTGGGCTTTCAGACCATCCTCCAACATCATGAAACAACTGAGTCCTATGCATGACAGAATTGTGATCTATAGCATCCCACGCTTTTCTCATGGGCTTATCGTTGAACTCTCTTTGTCCGCATATCTTGAGATCTAAATCTAACACGTTCTGATTGAAGTAGATGACCTGATAGTCGGGATTCTCGTCAAAAAGTTGATGTCCCCTCTCCAATCGGTCGGGATAGAAAATATCATCATCTGTCAGATAAGTAATGAACTCACCTTCAGCCATGTTGGTGATAGCATGATTAATCAAAACTGCATACCGTGCACTCAAGTATCTTTCGTGGTCTGAGACACCAGATCTATAGACTTTGACGTGACCATCATGTTCCTCTAACATAGAGAGCATTGGTTCAATCATGGGATCTGGTGAATTATCATCACATATGATCAGCTCAAAATCTCTTGTGGTCTGTGACAACACGGAAGAGACAGATTGCATAAGGAAATAAGGACGGTTATATGAAGTTAAGATGACACTAGTTCTCGGCATTGCTTAGGTTCCGCTCGTCTCTTCTAATTGCATATTCCATTCTACAAGGGTCGGATTGGGGTCGATGATAGAATTTAAGTGATCAATATTATGGAACTCTCCCTTGTCCAACTCCATATATCTTGCGTATTTTGCCTGTTTATCTTCATCAGATACATAACCAAGATGCTGCATGACGAGGCCTGAGTTAGTCAGATATCTTCTATGCCTAATGGCATCGATGACATAGCTTGGTTCCGCGCCGCAAGCAAGACGACGAGCCCTGAAGTGTCCGTTCTCTTCATACCTAAAAAGACGCTGACTATTATTGGGCTTCCAAAGCTTATCGACACGATAATGAGTTCTAGACCACATATGTACAAACTGAATATTAATTACGTCGTAATCTGTTTCCTGCATGAAATCCCTGACACCTATATCGGGGAATGATTCGAACAGCTTCTCATCGCAGTCTATTGCGAGGACCCAATCACCCAGCTCTGTATGATTCTCAAGGTTCCACCATGCTTGTTGGCGAAGTTTCCCTTCATGTTCCGTGAACATGGGCTTGTCCCAGATAGATGGATAGACTTTTGCTCCAGCAGCTTTTGCAACTTCAATGGTATTGTCGTCAGAATAATCATCGGTGAAAATGATCTCATCCACGATAGGAGCGAGATGGTCGAGAACTTCGGGAAGATACCTATTGGCCTCGTTGCGACCAATCATACTGGCTACGAGTTTCATCCTGGGTACTCCGTACCTGCGAGCAGTTCATCACGTATTTCACTAAAACGTTCCCTGAGTCTTTCGACTCTCTGAAAGAACACTTCAGCCTCTTGGGTAACACTCAGTGTTTTTGCGTCATACTCACGTGGAAAGCGTGCAATTGTCTCTCCGAGCTGATCTTGATAACTAGTCAGTGCCACACAAATGATTTCTGCTTCCCTCAACGTGAGAGACTTGGTAGCTGTAGTGATTGAAAATGGTGTTGTCATTCTGTCTCCTAAAATAGATCGGGGGAGAGACCTCTTGTCCCTCCCCCGATAAGTTTCATTTACTTAGATCAGCTTTCGTACTTGCTAACCGAACCGGCAGGAATCCGCTCAGTGTTGAGCTTCTCAACGAGCACAGAAGTCTGAGGAACCCGAGCACGTCGGATTGCAAGCTCTGCATCTGCCTTGTTGTTCGCCTTGACAACGAAAGTTCCATTGACGAGGAACGTCTTGTTCTTATTGGTGCTCACTGTTTGTCCTTTTGTTTGTTGTAGTGGGCTTGCGTGAATAACACTATACCATTGATATGAACATTGCAACCATTAAATTTGTGACATTTGTCACTAGTCATGATCGATACTATGCATGTCGCAAGCAGTTCGGAAAATATCCCTAGAGGTGAGGAAATGTCTATCCGCTTCTCCACCTACTGGAGAGCTAGCATGCCATGAATGACCTATTGTCACGGACCCATCATAGACCACACGATACTTGTGTGATCTTACATGATAGGAGCACCACGTTTCTTCAAAGTAGTGTGGAGTAGGCAGGAAAGCTCCCGTGGGCGAAGTTGCCCCATGCATGATCCTGTCTTTGTATATGGGACAATTTGTCATCTCATCCCAGACATCACGCCTCACAAAATAAGCTGATCCTGACACCGTGACACAATCTATACGATCTTTGAAGTGAGTATCATCGGGATCGAGCATCTTCCATCCCCTATGTTTGGGGGCTGCATTGATGCCAACAATTCCAGCGTGCACTATCTCTTTGCGTTCATTCATCTGCTTGGGACCGAGAACACCGATAGTCTTGTCGTCACGCATGATTTGCTCGATACGGATCACATCTCTTGTGGTCATCCATATATCTGCATTCAGCAATGCAAGAAACTCAGAGTTACCATACCCGGCAAGTGTATTGCATGCCGCAGAATAACCGATATTTGCATTATGATCGATCTTTTCTGCTATCGGGGCAAGGGCCTCTATGTAGTCGTGAGATTCTTGGTCATCGCTGTTGTTTGCAATGTAAAGCTTCCAGGGAGGATCTTCTTCTGCGTCAGACACCAAGACTTCTATCAGGCGCTGCAGATGCTTGGGGGTCCTATAGTTCACTATGCAGAGATCTATCATCTCTGAAGCCACCTTTATCTAAAACAATCTCGAAAGCATGATGAACAGAATAGTTATTGTGTTCAATCAGTTTATAGAAATCTTCTCGGGCATTGATCAAATTTGAGCCCTCAAAAAATTCAAGAAGCCTATTGGCAGTCTGTTCTTTCATGAGTGCTTCTGCATTGAGCCTCTGATTGCGAATGATCACAAAGACAGTAGCCACTACGTATATCCCGACCATGAAGTTACTCGTTTTCATATTTGGCCATCGCAGTAAAGTGTTGTTCCATGGACCAGTCCAACCATTCTTTGATGTAACGACTGATATCTTCCCACTTCTTTCTGTCTCCAGGATTGCCAGTGTCCTCGGCAATCGTCTTATAGGTCATGCTGATATGTTCAAAAACCGCTACCGGCATGACCACAACTGCTTCCCCGGGATCTACTTCAACTTCCATCATCATCTTTCTTTTTCTTCTTCTTGGGATAAACTAACTCTGCGTTCATTACCTTATCTCGCTCAAGTTCATATAGTGCAACTTCCTTGTTGTCTGGTTCATACGTGATGAACAATACATGTTTTTGTTCCAGAGTGCAACCATCTGGTGGTGGAGATTGCAGTGCAATAGCCTCACTACCAGATGCATAGACCTGGCTGTTGTCCTCGTATATGACGATGTAGTTAGTCCTATTGGCTGGCATGAGCCTCTCCTAAGCCTACAACCATTTTACCTGCTTCCCGAAGAAATGCAAGCACTTTTTCTGCATCGGCGTAGCTTGAATCGTTCAGATAGAAAACTGTCTCTACAGTCGTATTGGCAATCAGTTTTGCGCACTCGAAGCAAGGAGGTCCATTAACGTAAAGCTTTGATGGCCGTGCGGTATGGTCACTCCTTATGAGTGCATTTGATTCTGCATGGCAACTATAGCAATCGCTGTAGTCTTTACCATGGCTAGCATCTTTGTTTAGGGCTCTAGGACAGGCGCCATCGACACAATGCAGGAAGCCAGACGGGACACCATTATATCCCATCCCGACTATGCTGTCATGATCGTTTACAAGAATGCATGCATACTGTCGTCTGCTGCACGTAGAAAAAATCTGTGCTGCTGCTTTGCATAGCTCCATATATTTTTGGTCTCTATTCACAGAATCAACAACCCACCAAAAATCATTAAGAGTGATACCAACATGAGAAAGGATGATTGAAGTCGACCTTCCATATTGGCCGAACTCAAAGCAAATCCGATTCCCAGGAAAAGCAGAATAGTTGCTGCAGATGTTGTCAAGATTTCAGACATACTACTTGTCTTCTGTGACTTCTTGTTTTTCTACTCGTGTCTGCCGGTCATGAGGCAGTGGGTCGCTATGACTTCCTCTGTGATCTATGACTGTGGATAAATATGCTGCGAAAAAGCATATCAATACAATTCCCCCAAGGAGGACGAATACATCAAACATAAGTTTCCTTTTGTGATACCTTACAGGACCATTATACCATACTATGTGTAACCGTCGGCAAATACTCCAGAAAGATTTGCTTTCGAATATTCAACGGTAGATCTTTCGAAGAAGTTACTGAAAGATTTACCCATCAGATGGTCCACCCAAGGAAGAGGATTCTCTTGGATATTCCAGTTCTTTTTGAAGCCCAACTGATTCATTCGGTAATCGGTCACATACCTAACATAGTCCTTAATTTCCTGGCTGTCAAGGTTTGATACTCCCCCAAGCTCGAAAACTTTATCGATGAACATATCCTCAAGATCGACTAGCTTGCGGGCAATGGAATATATCTCATGCTTGAACCCATCATTGATGACCTCAGGATGCTCTTCCAAAAACTGATGGAACAAAGCTGCGTTGCCCTCGATGTGGATGCTCTCATCGATCATGCTCCACCTCACGATGTCACACATTCCAGGAAGCTTCCCAAGCCTATCGAAGTTCAGCAGGATTGCAAAAGATGCAAAAAGGTTGACACCTTCAATGAGGGTCTGCTTAGCTAGAAATTGTGCAAACGAACTTGGATCTACTATGTCACCTTCGATCATGAACTCCAGCTTCTCTTTCATCTCGTGATACTTCAAGAACTCCCAATGGAAGTCCTCTCCGAACCCTAGAGTATCAGAAAGCAGGGCATAAGCACGCTGATGAATTGCTTCACGAGCGGCAAACGATCCAAGCATGGATCTTGCTTCGTTGTTCTTGATGAATGGGATAAGCTTATCGTAATAGGCAGCTCCCACGATGACATCACTGTTGGTGAATAACCTCAAGATATTGAGAATGAGATCTTTTTCCTGCACACTAAGTACAGAACTCTTCCACTGTTCAACATCAGATGCAAGCTTAGCATCTTGTTCAACCCAATGTACCTTTTCGTGACGTTTCGATATCTCTACAAAAGAATGGTAATGTACGCCATATACTTCACTTGAATCAAGTAGTCCCATGTTCACCCCGAGCACGCAATGCAATCATCACTTGTTGTATTCCAATCTGTTAGTGTCTTACGTTCGATTTGTTTCACCACATCAGCATTGACTCCACGTTCCATTCTGGCATAGTAGAGTCCCTTCACGTAGGTGGCATTCAGTGCTTTGAGGTGCACAGAATTAAAATAAGATCTGCTCACACCGGCTGGGAAGAACAGGTTCAGACTTTGGCTCTGACACACATATTGTTGACGCGCATCAGCTTGTTCTATAATCCAGTGGTTGTCGAGTTCGAAAGCAGTTTTAAAGACCTCACGCTCATGATCGGTGAGATAGCTAAGATGCTGAACCGAACCACTATAGCTAACAATTGAAGTCCACTGGTCTTCTAGCCATTTTTCATCCAGACCATTAAGAATTGCATGAGTGGTGAGAATCTTTTCTAGGTGTGGGTTCTTGACCAAAAATGTACCGGCTCTTGTAGTTTGAGAATAGGCATTGCCACTGACTGGCTCAATACTTGGTGAAGTTTTCACAATGATTGAATTATTAGAGTTGGGGGCAAGAGCCATAAGATGGCTATTGCGACGACCAGAGCCAATCATGTCTGCTGGTTCCCCTCTCTCAGTAGCTAGTTCGATGGTTGCATTGACTGCCTTCTCTTTGATACCACTGAAGATACGGTGGGTCCAATTGATGGGACTGTCAAAACCACCACCCTCAAATGGAATGCTGTTCTTTTGCAGGAAGTAATGCCACCCCATGGTACCCAGACCGATTGCTCTTTCCATCTTAGCGGAATGAATCGACTTGTGTAGCGAATCCGGTGCGCACTCCACAAAGTACTGCAGCACGTTATCTAGGAAAGTGACAAGATCCTCGACGATAGCTGTATCTTGCCATTCATCGTACTTTTCGAGATTCAAAGAACTCAAGCAGCAGACAAAAGTTCTATCCTCTGACGATACCAGCGAAATCTCATTACATATATTGCTGCCCTTGATGGAAAGGCCCAGTTCTTTCTGTGTCTCAGGGAGTGCACGATTGGCAGTGTCGATCTTGAAGAGATACGGTTCACCTGTCAGCGCACGAGTTTCCAGGATCTCTTCCCAGATATAACGTGCCTTCAGAGTCTCTCTGACTTCTCCAGAGTGTGGACATACGAGATCAAAGTCATCATCATTAGCCACAGCTTGAATGAATTCATCTGTCACATTCACAGCATTGTGGAATTGGCTTCTGTTATCTGATTTACGGGCGCTATCTCCACCGCTAGGGATTCTGAAACGAATGTGCTCGATGATGTCTGGATGATTGACGTCGAGATAATAAGCACACACGCCTCTGCGAGACTCTGCCTGCCTGAAGTAGCCAATGACAGCATCGATGGACTTCATATAGGGGATTGGCCCTGGTGCCTTTGCTGAGACGGCTCTAATGCCGTTGTGGAGGCCTACGCCACCACCAGACACAGATAGTGCAGCCAGCTCTGAAGAGGCGTCTATCTGGCCTTCTATGGTGTCTGGGACATACAGGGCAAAACAAGAGATAGGCATTGCCCTACTGACTTCACCCGCCCAATGTTTCATGGTGTTATGAGTTCTCCAGTCGTCAGCGTCAGGCTTGCCAATCCATTCGCCTTTTGGGGCATTGGATAAAATTGGAGAAGCAAACATGAACCAACCCTGGTGAGCATAATCGTATATTCTCTGCGCTAGATCATAGTCACCAAAACAAAAAGCTTCAGCTGCACGTGCGATGGCATCATTGGGGGTTTCGTTCTCTTTCAAATAGAAGCCCTGCAATAATGCTATTGCAAAGTCATCAATGTAACTTGGCTGTGTATCATGCATTGAAATTTTTTGTGCTGTTTTCAAAATAGCTCCCTATATGTCATAGTTTCTTAACTAATGATGGATTGGTCTTGTCTAATTCTTTTTGCTTGAACCTCACGAGCTGTTCAATGTCGTAAGTATCATGCAATGCTCTCTCAAAGAAGTAATGGCTTCTCCAATTGAGTAATTTCTTGATCTTATTCTTGTGTGAACTAAAAAGCGTGCTGATTGATATACCGCCGTACACATGCACTAAAGACCTGAGCTTGGCTTCTGTAGTGGCTGTGAAATCTTCTGCGTTCTTACTCTCATTCACGAGCCAACGAAAAGCCTGTCTAGTGTAAGGTGCATACTCAATCGGATCAATACATCCAAGGACGACTAGCTTGCTGCGCAGATTTGCGATCTCTTCGTCTCTTTCAATGATCTTACTGAATCTCAATTGCCAGTCATCATAACGTTTGAACTGCTCATATGATTTGATCCAGTACAAAAGATTATAGGGAACCTCCGGAATGACAGTTCTATCCATGGAAGGGAGCAGAATTGTTGCAGAGATAATGTCTCTCAACAAATTCTTGTCCTTGGTTCTCTGAGCAAGAGTTCCCAATGCATTAAGCCATTCGTTTTCGTCTTCTGCAACATAAGTTGTAAGATATTTTATGGCGGTGTCTTTTGCAATAGTGAAATCTTTTGTGTCAGATGCCATAGATGTACATTCCCGTCAAAAGGTATATAAATTAGAGTCTGTAGATAGAACTGCGGACCCAACTGACGTGTCGGGGCCGCAGAACTACTTGATGACTATTAACTAGTATTTGTATCTTACAGGACTAAAAAGTCCCAAACAACCTAACCTTGGATTTCGTCCACAGTTTCCTTGGACCATACTCTAAGGCGGGTCACGATTGCAGCAGCAAGCGGGAGCAACCCAAGAGGAGTCCAGTCGTTGTTTTCGGTTGCAAGTATGGAGACAGACTCCAATAGTTCCTCACCAGAAGTGAGGAGCGTGGTGGCAACACCAACTGCTAGTGCCCATTCTCTATTTACTAGAAAATCACGAATTTGATTGATAACCATAATGACCTCCTAAGGTCTAAACGTTCAAAGCCTTAGAGGCGACAACACCTCTGTGCTCATTAACTCTATTTCGTCCATAACTATTTTGATACCCTGCGGGGACAGCTTGTCCAAAACCGCTTTCCATTGCCACATCTACGCCCTTATGAACATAAGGTCCGAATGCACCAAAGGTAGCAGCACCACCAGACTCACGAAGGGCATGGCCAGGATTGGTCAGAGTCTCAGCTGATGGCAAACCATCAAAGATGTTGTTATTGTAGTTTGAATAACTTGTGACTCGATCAGCATGACCGTAGCTACCAGAGAAAACGCCTTGACCCTGAGTACCCTTGTACTCCAGGGGGCGATAACGCATCTTGGCGATGCGAGTGCCACCACCAGCGTTATCTAATGGCCAAAGATCCCTGAGGCCACGATACCAACGAGACATCGCAAGCCCATAGGGAAATGCCCCTGCGCCTGGTTCCACATGAGTGGTAGGTGCGCCATCGAAAACATGGTCGGTGCTATACAGAGACCAGTTAGAATAAACGCCTGCAACGCCCTTTTCGGCGTGGATCATGTTGTTGCGGTTTCGTCCCTTAGTAACAGGGCGAGGACCCGTATAGAATAAAGCCATTTTTGTCATCACTCCTATGTCGATTGTGAGGATACGGGATTCATAACGGTCCTAAGTATGCTGCACATGCTCGGGTCCCGTACCCTCATATGGATATAGTAATAAAACTTTAGCTATAAGTTAGGGTTACTCCCGATAATGATGGGGATGCACCACTAAGTGTCTTATTTAGCGTCAATTCAACCCAAACTCGTTGAGAGAATGGGACTTCTTGTGTAGTATAGCCAGAATCATAAGCTGTTTCCCAAATGGTTCTATAGCTGTAAGCATAGGGTTTTTCCCCAACTCCCACATTGTAAGCATCAATCTGTACATTTGACACAGATGATATTGTATCCCCATCAGGAGCATCGAATCTAATAATAGTCTTGCCGGTGTCAGCAAAGCTATCGTACCTTAAATCCATGTGAGAAATACCATAAGCATAGAGATATTTACCACCCTCAAGAATGTGGGATCTTTGTCTCAATCTGATTTTGAGACCGCTGATATCCACTGAAGGGAAGTAAAAAGCTTTAGGGCCAGAATTCAAGATTTCATCATTGGTCCAAGCACCGGGTGGTACCCAACCAACTGCATTGGTATCTCCACTGTGAAGCAGTTGATAGTTCAAGTCCGTATAGGAATCACTGCTGTTGAGGTTGATATTTGCCGATGTCGTATAAGCAATACTTTCGATATCACAACCAAACAAAGGATAAGGGTGGATCACTAATACATTGGTCTTGGCTGTCGTCACAAATTCTGTCGGAACTCTGACATATACATCTACTGCAGCACCACTGGAACTGGATGTGGTTGCTATTACATTTCTTTCCCAGATTTTACCGACCTCATTGACTATAGCATAATAAGGATCTGAATCATTGACTATAGAATCGTTAGCGGTATCGAGAGAACCTGAGACTCCAATTGGAATCGCTTCGAAAGTAGAAGGAACGAATTGGGTACCATCAGCATTGGTGAGTCTTAACTTTGAAATGCTTGAAGATCTCGGCAATACAAGCAGACCGTAATTATAATCATGATAGCAGCGAGAAGCATTCGGAATTGCAAAGCTTGTTGCGTCAAACCTATTGACATCAATCTGCGAATCGCTGTAGAAAGTAAGCTTATTTGCTGCCCCCTCAAGTGTGTCCACTCTGGATTCTAATTCCGAATAACGCTTCTGTAAAGAAACATAATCTTGCACAATCCGCCTGTAAGAGACTTTCATATCTTCATTGAGTGACCCAGTCCTATTATATAAGACTACGAGATCACGATAGTTCTCTTCGATTCTATCGTTATAGTCCTCACTGGTTGTAGGACCACGGTATTGTACATTACGTTTTCTACTATAAAGTGAGTCAGCCATTTTCTAGCCTCTTGATTCTTTCTTCTAGGGCATTGATATTTCTTCCGTGTTCCGTGAGTGAATTGACTGTCAATACCTCATCATTCGGAGTAGCATCACTATCGGTATATGTGATGTCAGGATAAGTTTTACCATTCAGAATGTTGTCAACATGGGCAACCAAACTCATCTCTGCGTCAGTTATATCTGCACTTAACTGCGACACATCGGCGTGAAACTGACCCATCTCTTGATTAACTTTGGGACTTTCTCTAGGGCCTCGATACCTGTGGCGAACACGAGTATGGTTAGGTTGATACAACCATTGGGATTTATCTATTCTGGAATAAAATACCCCATCGTAAGTGGGAGAGTCTCCGTCAGCCATTATTTATCTCCATATGAGAATCGCAATGAATATTCATCTATCATAGGGCTGACACTGTCTTCGTTTAGTGATCTCTCCATGTCAGCTCTCAACCGAATAGTCTCAGGGCCATTGCCTGTCTTCTTAGTGTAGTTGAGTCTAAAGTTAGTGGTGGGCTCTCTTCTGGAGATAATCTCTCCATTATAGATAGTAAAGGTTTTCGGGCTACCTGTCTCATTGTATTTCATCTTGAAGAGATCTACATAAGACCAGTTACTGAGTTTCACTGTACCGAAAGAAGAAAGGTTATCATCAACCATTAGATCAACAGTTCCCAAATAGGGAGATACCGATTCAGTCGTAGCATATGGAATCTGGATGCCCAATGCTATGTGATTCAAGCCCTTGACAAACTTCCAAGGAAGCAATGCCGAGTCTGTACCCACCGGTAACGAGCCTATCTTTCGACCATTAAGATATATATAGACATCCCATGCTTCTGCGTTGGCATCTGCTTTGCGAAACTCCTTGATAAGAGACTCCCTATTGATCGGGGATTCAACATAGGTTTCTATATAAACACTTTTGCCATTAGCACCAATGTCTCCACCATAGAAAAACTCATTGCCCGAATCTATCTTCCCATAAAACTCTTGGGGAGTGTAGGATCCACCATCCATATAGTCTTTCCAGAACAGAAGATTATCTTTAGCTGTTTCATCCAGTGTTGTGGATAGTATTCTCGTGCTATTAATACCCTCCTCCATTGTGATTGATTGAGGGATGAACTCTTCTTTGAATCTTCCTATCCTATAAATAGACACTCCATCTATAATTGCGGTGGAGGGATTTCTGAGTTGCAGATCAGAATTCGAGCTGTCTCTTTCCAGAAGCTGTATTTCATTAGATGTAGGATTGGATTTGATCGACTTGGAGAAATTCGTAGCACCGCCCAAATTCAAGATAGCACTTGATTTATCAAAGCTTTCTTCCAGGGGATAAATTTGCTGCCATCGGAAATCTGATATATCAGTAGCCAGAGGATTGTCCCGCGCTACATAATAAGTAATGCCAGTGTTTTGTGGCTTAAAGTCTTTCACAGAAAGCGCAACAGAATCAATGACATGATCTTCAGCAATGTCGGTTGGCAGAGAAATTGCTTGAGACATTAAGGTCGCTGAGCTATCATAAGATTGTCTTGAGATCTCTAAATGAGATGCACCAAAAATGTAAACATATTTATTCGTTCCATTTTCTTGTATCTCATAATCTGGCTCAGTTTTGCGCATTGTTATATATACAACTGTTGTCTCTTGCGCTTCATCGACGAAGGACATCTTGCCAGTACCCGATTTCACTCTTTGGCCAAAGACTTCTTTTTCTCGCACTATCTGAGATCCCCTATCGGAGTTCTCTCGTTCCACATACACCTGCATTGGTGTAACTGTAAATGGGTCGATCTCAACCTTGGAAATGAATGCACCATCTGTGAAGTCTGTGATATCGATTAGTGTTTCTACTACAACTTCTGAAACCTTACTGGTAGAGGTAGAAATTGCCCAGTTAGTATTAGACAGACCATCCACGGCTCCCTCAAATGGGGAGTCTTCCTGGTAGCCTACCTCTACTCCATCAACAAACATCTTGGTGCTGTTGATCGTGTAGTTACTGTAAGGCAACACATGAGTGAATTCCGCAATAGGTGGTATAGTGACATTGCCAGCGGCAACATCGACAAAAGCTGAAGTATAGAAAGTGTCTACATTATCCAATGTCGAGAAGTAGTCTGACAATGTAAAGAAGTACCCTTCCGTATTGTTAGTAGACAACAGAAAGTCATCGATATCGGATTCAATCTTATGTCTTCTCGTCCTCAGATTTTCAAGTCTTGTTCTCGCAATAGTATGGAGTCCCATAGATCTTTCTGTCTCTTGCAGAAGAGCTTCGTATAGAATGGCAATATTGAGTACTGCTTTGAGCATGTTGTCATTAAACTCATCTACATTGCTGGGCAGTCCCACTCTGATATTGTGTGGCTCTACAGGAAAGGGGCGACCAATCTGATATTCAGCGAAGAAATCTGAAAGGTCACTCATCACGTCTACCAGACGAGGCTTCTCTCCATTCGTAAAGTAGAATTTAGCTGACTCTTCGAAAGCCATCAATCTTTGTATGTCAGATATGCTCATCTTTTCAAAGCCTTTAACTTATAGTCACTGATGACCGGAGTGGAAGATTTCTGATCCGCTGGTCTTTCCAAGTCTATCTTCAACAGGAGTGTATCTACCGTGTTGTTTACATGATAATAAGCAACTCCTGGCTCATGAAACTCTTCTGGAATTGGATCATTGAATGATATGATTTCTGGAATGTCATTGCGATCATCTTGAATGTTTGAAATTCGATACCAATTTATTCCATTATTGGGAGAGATATAAAACTTGACCCAATCCTGATTAGTGTTAAATGAATTTGGAACTGCATAGTTCACCTCTAGAGAAACACGATCTACGATACCATCAACTCGAAATGGTTTGGTGATGATAGTACTTGTGTTCTCATATCTGACGGATTCTATCGAGATATCACGGATGCCTATAGCCCAACGTTGACTATCAAAGTATTCTCTTTTTTGTGCAACCCCTTGCTGTATAAACTGGGTCGTATCATAATATCGTGCAATATTGGAAAGACTTGGGATTGGCCCCTCGACTCTTTCCCCTTCAGAGATG